CGCCAGAAGGCGAAGGGCTATGATCTCTACCCGAACGACCCGGTAGGGTTCATTCGGGACATCCTCGACGAACGTCCGTGGTCCATCCAAGCAACCATCGCGGAGGCGGTCAGGGACCATCCCTACGTCGCGGTGCCGTCCTGTTTCGGCTCCGGCAAGGACTGGATCGCTGCTCGACTCGTCGCGTGGTGGGTATCCACTGGTGGGATAGCCGTCACCACAGCCGACACCTACCGTCAGGTCCGGGACATCCTCTGGCGCGAACTCCGCAAGGCGCACGCTCGCGGTCAACTGCCGGGGTCCATCCCGTCAGTCGAGTCCAGGTGGGAGATCGTCGGCTCTGATGCCTTCGCCATCGGCATCAAGCCGGAGGACTACAACCCGGAAGGATTGCAGGGCATCCACGGACGCAGGGTGCTGGTGGTCATCGACGAAGCGAACGGCGTCGGGTCTGACCTCTGGGACGCCGCGAAGGGTCTGGTCGTCAACGAACAGAGCCGCATCCTCGCGATCGGCAACCCCCACGAGCCGCAGGGGCCGTTCCACGAAGCCTGTCGAGCGAAGACCTGGCACACCATCACCATCAGCGTGTTCGACACTCCGAACTTCACGGGGGAACCCGTCCCAGAGAAGGCCCAGGCCGAACTCGTCTCCCCGTTCTGGCTGGAACAACGCAGAGCGGAAGGCCTGGAGGGTACGCCGTGGTGGCAAGCGAAGGTCTTGGGGCAGTTCCCCGATACCGCTTCCAACGCGGTCATCCCGCTGGCATGGGTCGAACAGGCCCGCAACCGTGACCATGTCAATGACGCTCGGGAGTGGGCAGGGCTGGACGTGGCCCGCTTCGGCAGTGACGACTCCGCGCTGCTCGAGGGCACCGGCAACGGACCCGAGACGGTCACGATCGTCCACGGGCAGGACACGATGCAAGTGGCAGGCCTCGGGATGGCCTACCTCACGAAACGACGAGGCACCCTCGCGGTCGACGTCATCGGCGTCGGTGGCGGCGTGGTGGACCGCATCAAGGAACAGAACCCACCGGGCAGGCTCTTGGCGGTCAACGTCGGGGAGTCACCCGACCATGACACCGACCTGCTTGTCAACCTCCGCGCTCAACTGTGGTGGGACGCCCGCCGCCAACTCGACCCGACCGCCGACGATCCGCTGAGCCTCGCTCGGCTTTCCGACCTCGACTACGCCCGCCTCCGCTCCGAACTGACCGCCCCGTCGTATCGCATGACGAGTAGCGGCAAGGTCCAGATCGAGTCGAAGGACGAACTGAAGGCTCGCGGCCTCCCCTCCCCCGACCTCGCTGACGCCTTCTGTCTCGCGCTGTACGCCCGCGCCAAGTCGCGCCGTCGCACGAGTTCATTCGGCGCTGCTGCCTAACCTCCGCTCGCCACACTCTGAGGCTACCTGTGACCGACTGGCGAGATGCGCCGTACTGGCGTCATATCGAGACGATGACGCGCAAGGCCGTGTCCGGCGGAGCAGCGGCCATCGCGTGGCAGAACGATATCCCACTGTCACGGATCTCAGCCGACCCGTGCGAGCGGGCCGCATCGTTCCTCCAGGTGTACAAGGTCGGCTGGTTCTACAAAGCCGAGTCCAAGATCAGCGGCGACATCGGCAGTCTGGACGTATCCGTAGCTCACGAGGATGACTCGGGAGCCAACGAGAAGGTCATCATCGAGCCGGACCTGTTCACCCCGTTCGAACGACTCGACCCGATCGGGCAGTTCCTGCGGCTCATGGAACGCCCGAACCCGTCCCAGACCGGACGTCAACTCCGTCAGAAGACGCAGATCCGCCTCGACATGGCGGGCTGGACGTTCTGGTACATGGAAGGGGCCGGACCCGAAGGCTCAGGCGTCCTGCCGACCGCTGTCTATGGCATCTCACCCGCGAGACTGACACCATCCTTCGACAAGGGCGGGACGCTCATCGGCTGGGTGATGGATGCCAACGCTCGGGGCGGCGGTGTCCCGTTCGAGACGTACGAGATCCTGTCCTTCGTCAACGCCTCGGCGGATGACTCGTGGTCCGGGGTCGGAGTGGTCGAAGCGGTCTGGGCCGAAGTCCCGTTGAGCGGTCAGATCGCCAAGCACACCTCAGACCTGCTCTCGACCGGCGGCAGGCTGGCCGGGATGATGTGGCCGAAGGAACGTGCGCTCGATGAAAGCGAGTTCGTTGACGCGCAGCGAGCCTGGCGCAACGTCTCCTCCGACCCGAACGCTGCGAAGCGGCTGCTCCTCTTCCCGGAACCGATGGAATACGCCGCAGGTGCGAGTACGCCGGCGGAGATCGGCATCCCCGACCTCGCCAACCTGAACCGCGACAACATCCTGACGGCGTTCCCCATCAGCCCGTACCAGCTCGGTGTGCCGATGCCCGGTGGCCTCAACTCCGCGCAGCAGCGGGTCGAGGACCGCCGGGACTACTGGGAAGGCACCATCGGCCCTCGGGTCGACCTTCTCGAGGAGACGATCCAGGTCGGGATGCTGTCGCTGTACGAGTCGGTGCTGGGCACAACGTACGACTTCGACATCAGCATCCCGAACCTCGACGACGCGGCCAGTCTCTCGGCCAAGGCCGACGCGATGGACAAGCTCATCGTGCTCGGGTTCACGCCGAAGTCAGCGATCGACGCGCTCGGACTCGATGCGCTCGAATGGGTCGAGCCGCCTCCGCCGGTCGTCCCGCCTCCGCTGGTGCCGGACCAGATGCCTCCGCCAGAGATGCCGCAGATGCCCGCCAAGGCGGTCAAGGCTGCGCCGGCCATCGTTTCACGCGACAACGTGACCGACCCTGCAACGGTACGGGCAAAGGCGCGGCTCGAGGCGTTCTTCACGGACCAGAAGCAGCGCGTCATCGCCAACCTGCGGACGTCGCTCCCCGCGTCGAAAGCCGACCGCATGAAGGCTCAGCCGACGTGGTGGGACGCCGAGTTCGAGGACGAGGAGCTCCGCAAGGTCATGGAAGGCATCTATGCCGAAGTCGGCAGGGGCGGCCTCCAGACGGTCGCCGATACCCTCGGTCGGTTCGTGTTCAAGGGTGCCGTCAACAACGTCATCGCGGATCTGCTGGAAGTCGGCGGACGGCGCATCAAGGGCATCAACGACGTGACGTTGGAGAACATCACCATCGAGCTTGCCGAAGGGACCCGAAGGGGCTACAGCATCCCGCAACTCATCGACGGCGTACCGGACGAGGGCTTTCGGGGTATCGCCAACCTGACCCAGTTCGATGATGCACGAGCCGAGACGATCGCCCGGACGGAGTCGATGCTCTCGTACAACCGGGCGACCGTGACGGGCTACGGGGAGTTCGGGATCACGACGCTCCTGGCCTACGACGGCGACCAGGACGAGGAATGCGCCGCTCGTGATGGTCAGGAGTTCACCATCGAAGAGGCGGGTGGCATCGACGACCATCCGAACGGGACGCTCGTCTGGTCGCCGGTCGTGGATAAGTCATGGCACGAGCCTCCTCCGGTGCAGACCATCCAGCCGATCATCCACATCCACATGGGCGAGACGAAGGCCGATATCCCGTCCATCCAGGTCGATGTCCATGTCCCGGAGCAGCCCGCCGCCGTTGTCAACGTGGCGCAGCCGTCCGTGAACGTGGAACCTGCCATCGTCAACGTCCATATGCCTGAGCCGGTGCCGATGCGGACGGTCGTGGATTACGCCGAGGACGGCACGGTATTGGGCGACCACCAAGAGGCGCTGTGAACGCGAAGGACCTCGCTCTCGGGCGCGGTCAGGTCAAGGCGCTCCCCGGACGAAAGGGCGACCGAGGCCCGAAGGGCGATCCCGGAACCGATGGGCTACCGGGACCTCCCGGACCCAACGGCGAGTCCGTCCGATGGCGCGGCAAGTGGACGAGTGGGACGTACTACCAGCCGCTCGACGCCGTGGAGTTCGAGGGCTCCTCGTACATCTGCACCGACGTCACATCGAACCAGCCTCCCGGCTACGGCTGGGACCTCCTAGCCCAACGGGGCAAGGACGGCGGAAGCAATCAACAGGTCGTCAAGGGCTTCGGGGCCGTCGTCGTCGGTGGCGGTGGGGCTGCGATCGCGGCTTCAAACACGACCTATACGTCAGGGACGGTCGTCTTCAGCGGCAACGGCAACGTCACCGTAGCGACGAACGGTCAGACCATCCTCATCTCGGCGGCGGCGGGAGCCGGCGGGCTCGGAGCCATCGCCAACT